CCTCTGAAATTAAATTTCTAGGGCGTAGAAAAAAACTATCGTAATCTACATCCGTAGTATACGTTATGTTTCCAGAAGTAGCAGTAACAGATGAGTTAGCCCCTGTAAGCGTTTCTGAAGCTTGAAATTCTCCCTCAATAGGCTCTACAAGAACATACTGTTCATCGGAGTGTCCACCATGAGGGGGTACTCTGCGAACAATACCTTTAGCAGAAGACGTTCCTCCGCTTATATATTCGTTGTCTGTAAACGCTCCGCTTACGCTTGATACTGCTATTTTTACAGGATAGCTATACTCGCCTTTACCTCCAAATAAAGTATAGCTAGAGGTATAAAACTGCCAAGGCCACTGAACAAATTCAGAATCAATATCTCGTATTGCTCTATTAATATCTTTTTTAATTGTGGTTTGAACACCCCTAGTACCAGACAACCCCGCAGCAGATTCTGCAATAGTTGTCTCGTTTAAATCGTATAAAACTGCGTTAATTAGCTCTGAATAGTTCATGTTGTACTCTTTTCAATGAGAGTTTAATCTTGTAAAACAGATTTATTTTTGTTGTAGATAAAATCTGTTCCTGTAAAAATGATACACTCCAAGGATTCTTCTTCAGCAGCAATAAAAGTAACAGTGTATTTTTTAGTTATTTTATTTAAATATATTTTTAATAATATATTGTTGTGATTTATACCTGCTGCAAAAATATTTTCTTTGTGTTCTTTAGTAATAACATTTTGTAACTGTTCATAAGGAAAACAGTGTGCGGATAACATTACAGGAATTGCTACCGCTGACTTTGAAAGAGATAAAAATAGTATTGATAGTACAATTAATAATTTTTTCACGGGCTTTGACCCCAAATTTTTTTCAAGTAGTTTTGAACTAGGTTTGCTTGTACAGAAACATGTTGACTGCCCGAAAAGTTAGTAGAACAGTAACTAGAAACAGCATATAGATTTCTTAATATGTATGTCTGTTCATAAGTTATATTAGAAGAAAACCATCCCACTATATTTTTTCTTACTCCACTTGTTACAGGCAGTACTTCGTGAAGATATATAATAGGAAAGATTACTATTTCCCCTGCACAAAGTTTTTTACCTACCTTTTCAGAATTTTCAAGAGTAAGTACAAACTCCCCGCCCTCATACTCATCTGATAAATTTAAGCTCCAGCCGTAATCGAAATATATATTCTTTGACTTTGGGCGAGCTTTAAATTCATCTACGTGTAAATTATAAAAATCTCCTTCTTTGTACTCGTTATAAAAATTTACAGATACTCTAGTAGGGCAGTATACAGAATCACAATAATGATTATCATATAACTTATCTGTAATTAATCTTCTAACTTTATCTGAGACATTAGAAGACTCTTTATTTTGTTTTATTATTTTATCTGGTTGTGTGTTATTGCCAGATACAAATGTTTTTTGTGTTATTCCTTTTAGACAGGTCTTTACTTCTTCATCGTTTAATATTTTAAGAAACATATTTTCCTCCGTTCAAAGCAGTTCATAGCAAAGAGGTGTAGGGTTTTTAAAAAGGAACCCTACAAAACCTTTAGTAACATTACGTACCAGTAGATACGGTTGCAGATTCAGTAGGATTGCGTGAAATATCAACCATACAAACGTGAATCCTAAAGCGTAGTGCGCTTTCACCAGTAGAACCCCCATCAAGAATGAGAGCATCAATAGTGTCTGCACTAGTAAGAATACGCGCGTTAGAACCAGAGGCTCCAACAGCCGCTTCTAGGAATGGCGAGAAACCAGCCGCACATGCAGAACCGTCAAGAAAACAGTCCACATCGCCGCCAGTAATACCAATATCCATCGTAATCTGACCATTGCCCCGTGCTTCAAGAACTTCTAAAGCACCTGCAACAATCATCGTATCTGCGGGAACGTCAATCAACTGAACAACGTCACCACCAGTACCGCCGTCTGCAGTATCCCAAACAGGGGAAGTAACTACATACGGAGTAGGCATCCGTGAAGGATGATTAACGGTGCCGCCGCCAGAGGTAGTACGATCATAAGTAGCCATGATTTATTCCCTCCCTTAACTATAGTCTACAATGCCAAGAACAAGTCCTTCTGGACGAATGACCTTACGGCCATATACGTGCAGACCGCGAACCACATCAGCGAATGAATCAGGATCACGAATAACTTCTGTCTTAGCAATTGAGTTGGCTGTGGCAACTGCAGAAATGTGTCCAGCAAGAATAATATTCTCACCAGAAGCAACGCCACTTAGCGATACCATGTCTGTCGTAGTCGTCGCATCTGACGACTGACGAAGAGCATTGGATTTATAAAGCGTGAAGCCCATAACTTTTTGGGCAGTCAACATGCCGTTACGCATGGGTGACTGTGCATCCCCGGTTACTTGGACTTCAGCAATCTTGGCACCTGCTTTATAAAGAGTTTCATAAAAACGAGGTGGGGCTACGAACCAGCGATTTTCTTCTGGAACATCAGCCTGATCAAGATGCCTTGCCATTTTAGCAATGATTTGTACAGCCTCATCACCAGCGTCTGAGCCGTCCATCGTGTGAGGAGTACCTGCAGTACCAAGCGCACTATCTGTTTCTACAGAACCAGAAGCACCCTTAATACCCGCGCCATCAATCATAACTTGTAGCACGTTTTTGTCGTAGTTACGCTTCAAGGAATATGCACCAGAAGAGGTAGCAAGAGCCTCAAAGTTAACGTGGGATTGCCTCTCTTCAATGTCATCGACCTTGAAGGCAAAGGCTTGGGCCTGATCTACGGTCAGTTGGATTTCATCATCTGCCAAATCCTGTGGAGTAACCACAGCACCACGCGAGTATGCTGAAATAGTAACAGTAGGTTCTTTAACAATGCGAACCGTGTCACCATAATTCTCAATTTCACCTGCATAGTCAGTATTAGTAATATCTTCTACTACTGACGCGCGACGGAAAAATTTAAGAACCTTTTGACTATAGATTTCGGCCTGAAAATTACCGGATGGTAGATTACCATATCCGGCTGATACAGCAACAGCCATAATTCAGTCCTTTCTATATATTAGCCGTTAACGATACGACCCTCCGCATTTGCTTGATCAATCTCTTTTTCAAGTTTATCAAATTCATGCGGTTTGAGTTTACGTATCTCTGAGGTAGTCCAGACTTTTCTGTTATTGCCTGAAGAAGCAGAAACATTAACTGTACGTGTTGACGTAACAGCTTCTGCTGCTCTAGACGCATCCTTTCTTGGTCTACCTCTTTTTTGTTTTGAGCCTGTGTCGGCTTTGTACAAGTCGAGAACCCTTGAAGCCCATTGTACATCATCATTATTATTAGTAATACCATCTGCAATACTAGGTGGCTGCTTATCAAGCCATTCTTTGAATTGATCAGACTTCTTAATTTCTGCAAAGTCTGAGTGCAGGGCTAGTAATTCCTGATAAGCACTTTTTACTTTAAGATGTTCTTCTCTTTTAGTAAGCCGTTCAATTTCTCCACGGAGTTCTTGAACTTCTTCAGAACTTTTTTTAGCACTTAAAGTTGCGACTGCATTATATACGTCAGGATAACTTTCTCTAAACGATTCTAAGTCAGCGTCTTCTTCACTAATCTGTGGCTGAGATTGTCCCTCTACTACGAGAGATTCTCTTTCTTCTCTCCACTCGTGAAGCTTACTGTCATAGTGTTTCTTTAAATCATCATAGCGTTTTTTGTAGTCATGCTCCTCAGTTTTAACCTCTGTTTTAAGAGATATGGTTTCCTCATCATCTTGAGATGCTTCTTGAGTTTCTTCTGGGGTAGCCTCCGTTTCTTCGGCGTAAACGCCTTCTTTATATCTTCCACGGTAGGGGCCTAGTTCTTCTGGTTCTTTACTTAGTACTTCTTCAGTCATTTTTCCTCCTCGCAGGGCCTCGTAAGGGTAGCTGCTTGTTGGTTAGTCACACAGGGCCGCATAGCGGGTGGCTGTGGTTAGATAGGTCTATTGACCTAAATTCTTAGCGAATAGATGTTGATTCTATTGCTGGTTTTTCTGGTGGTAGTGGCGCAGTCACCACGGGTTTAGGTTTTTCTGGTGGTAGTGGTGCGACCACTGGTTTTCTTTTATAATAATCGTGTTGATACACAGTATTTGATAATTTATCTGTAGCAGTCAATTCAAAATCTTTATTATTGGCAATGTTATCTTTAAACCAAGTACTTGTTGCTGTGTTAGGATTCCAAAAATTAGTTGCTCCATCTGTTAAATCTTTTAATTTATCTTGTCTAGATAACTTAACTAATTCCCTAGCTATATTTAATTGATTTTTATCTAGCTTTTTATTTTTTTGAGATTTGTAACCACTAAACTCTATTTCATCTAAATTATCTTGTAATGTTTTAACTTCTTTGCCTTTATTATCTGTAAATTTATAAGCTTTTGTTCTATTAACCATTACATTTAAAACTTTTTGCATAGCTTCTTTTGTTTTAAATACACCTGCTTCAGCAACTATAGTACGGGCTATTTCTTCATCTCTAGTCTTTTTTTTTACCCTTTCGCCCCTTTTTAAAGCCTGTACCTGTTGTTGCATAGGTTCTACAGGAGCTTCCTCTTCAGATATTCTCTCTTCTGTTTCCTGTTCACCA